AGCAGTAGACACCGTAGGTCAGGCAACCAACGATCACCGCGTTGGTTAGCTCTACGTAGGTGTTGTAGGCACTTGAAATGCCGTCAGCATATCCGCAGAGGGTAACCTGACTGCCGCTCTGAATCACGCCGCCCGCATAGGCGTCTAGGCCCAAACCCACGCCGCCGTAGCCGCTGGCGACCAGGCTGCCCGCGCTAAGGATGCCTCCATACTGGGCGCTGGCCCCCAGGTAACAGCCGGCCACGCCGACCGTCGCGCCGAGGTTGATGCTGCCCCCGTGCGTGGCTACGATCCCTGAAGTGTTCGAGGTGGCGTTCCCCGCAAAGGCCAATACATCTACCAGCCCAAGTGAGTACATCCCCGACACGGTCAGGCCCGCGACATTCGATGGAACATTGATGACCGTCTTGACATTGGTGATCGTGCCCGTCACAACACCGCTGGCTGCCGACGAATAACGGCTGGTAGACAGGACCGTGATCGTGGAAGAGCCCACCGCCGTAACCTTGTGGCAGCCGCACAAAAGGAGCGGATTAGTGCCACCGGAAACGGATTTAATCAGCATATAGTCGCCGACCGCAATGTTGGCGACAATGGCCATGTTGAGCACGTAGGACCATGCCCCGGCCGAACCGCTGCTGCTGGCAATCGAGCTTAGTATCGTGTTATAGCTGTTCGTCCCTTGAATCGTGATCCGCGCGCCGCAAGGGTGCTGCACGTTGATCGTGCTGGTCAGCGTATAGCTGCCGTCAGCAAGCCAGATGGTGACGGTGGCCGCTTCATTGATCCAGAAATTGCCAAGGTAGTTCAACGCCTGCCCGACCGTGAGCCAGGGGTTGCCGGACGATCCGTCGCCGGTGGTGTCGTTGCCGGTGGTGGCAACGTAAAAGTTCGTGCTGCTGCTGATGCAGCCCGTAGGAGGACCTCCGATAAGGCTGCTCCCGTTAGTGATGAGCGCGAAATCGTTCGTCGCAGTAGTCCGGGACACATTCAGCGGTGGGCTGTACTGGGTCGTTCCCAGCGACCAGTTGAAGCTGCCACCGAGATTGACAGTGCTCTGCTGAGCGGCGTAGATTCCTTCCGGCGTCCCGCACACATTCAGGGTGCCCAGGTACATTTCGCAACTATCGGTGCAGGCAATGCCGACGCTTGAGCAGCCAGTGATACTGAGGGTTCCGAACTGGCCAAAGCAAGAGTACCAGGAGTTGTAGCCGGTAACAAAGCCGCAGACGGCGACCGTCCCTGAGCTGAGCGCGACCCCCTCCGAACCGATGAGAAAGCCGTAGGTGCCGCCGCTGAGCACTGCGTTGCCCGCGTACATCCTGCCGCCGAACTGGGAGGCGATCGCATAGGTGCAACCGGCGATGCCGATGGTGCTGCCGAGGCTCATACTGCCACCCATCGTGGCCGAGACCCCGTAAGTATTGGTAGAGCTGCCAGCGCCTTGAATAACCAGGGCGTTCAACAATCCGAGCGTATAGTTTCCCGACACGATCACGCCGGCTACGTTGGTAGGCACCGTGATGACCGTCTTGACGACCGTGATCGTGCCTGTCACCGCGCCAGAAGCCGCGGCCGAGTATTGGTTGACAGACGTGACGGTAATCGTGGATGCGCCTACCGAGGTGACCTTATGGCAGCCCAGCAAAAGATTCGGGTTGGTGCCGCCGGAGACGCTGCCGATCAGAACGTAGTCATTGGCCGCGACACTGGTGACATCCGTGACATTGAGAACGTAGGACCACGCCCCCGCCGAACCGCTGCTGCTGGCAATCGAGCTAAGCGTCTTGCTGTAGGTGTTCGTTCCCTGGATCTGAATCTGTGCGCCGCAAGGATGCGTTATCGAGATCGCACCGGTGAGCGCGTAGTAGCCGTCAGCGAGCCTAATGGTGACGACGACGTTCGCGGGAATCCAGAAAGTGTCCAGATAGGCCAGTGCATTGCCGACTGTCAGCCACGGGTTGCCGGACGATCCGTCCCCCGTTGAATCGTTGCCGGTCGTAGCAACGTAGAAGGTCGTATTACTGCTGATGACGCCCAAGTAACCGTTGATGTTCGTAGTCCCGGTGACCGTCAGGTTGCCACGGATGGTGCCGCCTTCAATCGGCAAGTGCCACGGATCAAAGGGTGCCGAGGTGCTGTAAAGCATCAGACGGCAAATCTGGAAAGGCGTGCCCCCGGCGTCGGGAATCGTGAAGGTTACGCGGATGTTCCCCAGAGAAGGCAGGCTCCCTATCGCGCCGAAGCTGGGACTGATCCAGGTGTTGCCGGCAATCGTTACCGGCTGATTGTAAATCGTCACGTAGCCGCCGCTAAGGTTGCTGTAACCCTCGATCATGATATTGGTCGGGGCGCTGCTCCCAAACACGCAGCAAAGGTTGAAAGTCCCACCGTTGGCGATAGTTCCCTGCGGATTGACCACGATCACGACGGAAGTGGTGCCGGAGGTGCTCCACGTAGGACCTAGACCACTGTTGTTCGACGAACGAAACAGGTCCTGAGTCTCAAAGGTCACGGACGGCGTCGTCGTTACAACGCCTACCAGATCCATGTAGGCGAAAGCGTCCATGTAATCCAGCAGGCAGAAGTTTGCAGGCAGGCCGAGACCGCGGGGAACGCAGACCCCCAGAAGCTGGTTTGCCATACCGCCGACCGCCGACGTGTAGCCCGTCGCCAGGTTTGGGGCTGTCAGGGTGTTGGCAGCGTAAGTGAAACCAGAGCTTCCCACCAGCGTTTGGGAGTCAGACGCATAGGGCACCTGAGTGGCCGTGAATCCGCTCTCAGATTGAACAACCGGCGCGCCCCAGACCGTCGTGTCAGTCGTGTAGACGGCGCTGACAGCGAGAGTATTGAAGCTGGTCTGGTTGATTGCAAAAGCCCGCACCAGCAAGTAAGCGGTGTTGGCATTGGTCGTGCGATGGACGATCTGAATCCGATACCGGCTGTTCGCGGTGTCCCAGGCACAAGGGCCAATAGCAAACTCGCTAGGCGTACTGCCGAAGGATTCGATGCAGCGCGACACATTGGTAGAAAAACCACCGATGCCGTCCGCAAAGATCCCGAAGCGCTGAATGACCGCCCCCGAGGCATTGGCAGCACCGTAGCCCCCCGTCACGTTGACTTCAAGGATGCCCTCAAAAGACCCGGTGAAGTACAGGTCGCACTTTTGATTGCTGACGGAACCGGCAAAACTGACAGAAAACTGCTGACCCATGTCATAGGTCAAATTCGTCGCCGTCGTAGCCGACGCTGCGATCATAACACAATTCTGCGTCAGCCCCGCGAGGCCGGAGACACCCGCGGAACCTGTTGGACCTGTAGGTCCCGTTACACCCGTGACGCCCGTAGGGCCGATCGGCCCTGTCGCCCCGGTGACACCAGCGCCGATGGGGCCTGTGGCACCAGTTGGGCCATTGCTACCCGTGGGGCCGGCGGGCCCTGTGGGACCCGTAGCACCTGTGACGCCCGCGCCTGTGGGGCCAGACGGTCCGGTTGCCCCTGCGGCTCCCGTCACCCCGTCCATGCCATTGCTGCCTGTCGGGCCTGTCGGCCCTGCGGGGCCGGTTGGTCCTGCCGGGCCGGTTGGTCCTGCGCCGGTCGCACCCGTAGCGCCCGTAGCGCCCGTTATTCCCGTGAGACCGGCACCCGTAGCGCCGGTCGCTCCCGTCACCCCCGTAGCCCCGGTGACTCCCGTAGCCCCGGTGATTCCCATAGGCCCGCTGGGACCTGTAGGACCACTAGGCCCGGTGGGGCCCATTTGCAGAACCGGAGAATCCCACACCGTCGTATCGGCCGTATAGACCGAACTGACAGCCATCGTGTTGAACGTCGCTTGAGAAACTGAGTCCTGGGCAAACGCTCGAACAATGAGAAAGGTATTGTTGCCATTGCTCGTTCGATGAACGATCTGGATGCGCCAGCGGCCGTTTGTAGCATCCCAACTGATCCCACTGATGGCCAATTCATCGGGCGTATTGCCGAGCGCCTCAACGCACCGTTCGGCGCTGGACCAAACGGTGCCAGTAGCGCTACCACCGAAAGTGAATCGCTGGATGACCTCTCCTATACCGTCGGAGGTGTAGTAGCCGCAGCTCATGTAGACTTCGAGCACGCCGTCAAATTGCCCAGTGAAATACAAGTCGTACTTCTGGTTGGCAACCCCGTCCGCAAAGGTGACGGTGAACTGCTGCTCCATCTCGTAGCCGCTCAAGTCCGTCAACGTCGTTGATGACCCTGCGACCACGGTGCAATTGTGTGTTAGTCCCGAAAGACCCGGACCCGTCGCACCGGCAGCTCCGGTCGGACCGCTCGGGCCTGTGGCCCCTGTGGGCCCAACTCCGCCGTCCGCGCCGTTCGGTCCGCTCGGGCCTGTCGCGCCAGTGATCCCAACGCCTATCGGGCCGGTGGCCCCTGTCGCCCCAACACCGCCGTCCGCGCCATTCGCTCCGCTTGGGCCACTGGGTCCACTTGGGCCGGTGGCTCCAGCGACGCCAGCGCCTGTCGCGCCGGTGGCCCCTGTCGCCCCAACACCACCGTCCGCGCCATTCGGGCCACTCGGACCGCTGGGTCCGCTCGGGCCTATTGCACCAGTGGCTCCGGTGACGCCAGCGCTTGTCGCACCGGTGGCTCCTGTGGGCCCAACACCGCCGTCAGCACCATTCGGGCCACTCGGACCACTGGGTCCGCTCGGGCCTATTGCACCAGTGGCTCCGGTGATGCCAACGCCTGTCGGGCCGGTGGCCCCTGTGGGCCCAACACCGCCGTCAGCGCCATTCGCTCCGCTGGGTCCGCTGGGTCCGCTCGGGCCTGTCGCGCCAGTGGCTCCCGTGACGCTAGCGCCTGTCGGGCCAGTGGCCCCCGTCGCTCCGGCCGCACCGTCATTGCCTGCCGTGCCAGTTGGACCCGCGGGCCCTGCCGGGCCGGTCGGACCTCCTGCGGGACCAGTGGCCCCGGTCGAACCATTAGCCCCCGCCGGCCCGCTCGGGCCGCTTGGGCCAGTGGGACCAGTGGCTCCAGTCAAACCATCAACGCCTGCCGGGCCGCTCGGCCCGCTTGGGCCTCCCGCCGGGCCGGTGGCTCCAGTCGCACCATCATTGCCACCTGGGCCAGTCGGTCCTGTAGATCCTGTGGCCCCATTCGGGCCCAAACGACCCAAGGGTCCAATCGGACCTGTCGCTCCTGTGCAACCCTGCGGACCTGTGCAACCTTGCAGACCAGTTGCACCCGTTGCCCCGTCCAAGCCTGGCGGCCCGATTTGGCCTGCTGCACCCGTGGCCCCCTGGGGTCCGGTCGCGCCGGTAGGTCCGCCGGCCGGACCAGTGGGACCTTCTTCACCGGGAGTGCTCATATAGAAATCCATGACTTCACTCCCGTCCCACGGCACAACTACGGTGTAAACCTTTGCCAGCTCAGAACACCTTCACTGTCTGCACTCAGGTAGTAACACGAACTTGTCCCTACAGGCGCGGCCGGCAGGCCGACACTTGGACCGGTTGGGCCAGTAGCCCCTGTCGCACCTGTCGGGCCACCACTCGGGCCGGTGGCCCCTTTCGGGCCCGTTGCACCAATCTGGCCAGTAGCGCCACGGGGACCAGTCGGGCCAGTGGCCCCAGTCGGTCCTGTGTCGCCGAGATCGCCAACGTCACCTTGTGGCCCAGTCGGACCATAAGGGCCAGTAGGTCCTGTCGCGCCGGTAAGCCCTGTCGGGCCTGTCGCGCCTGTGGCTCCCGCACCTGTCGGTCCGGTCGCGCCCGCGGGCCCTGATGGCCCGGTCGCGCCCGTAGCTCCAGCACCTGTCGGTCCGGTCGCGCCGCCAGGGCCTGCCGGTCCTGTCGGCCCTGTCGCGCCGTCAGCGCCTGTTGGTCCAGTCGGGCCGCCGCTCGGGCCAGTCGCGCCGATCGGTCCGCTCGGGCCCGTCGCGCCATCGGGCCCTGTCTCGCCGATTCCACCCTGCGGGCCCGAGGGGCCGGAAGCGCCTTGCACGCCGGAGGGTCCGGTCGCGCCGACGCCGGTCAGGCCAGAGGGTCCTGTTGCGCCCTGTACGCCGGAAGGACCAGTCGGGCCCGTCGCGCCATCAAGGCCGGTCAACCCAGTCGGGCCGCTCGGTCCGGTAGCGCCGGTGGCCCCGGCACCCGTGGGACCTGTGGGGCCAATCGCCCCGGTCGGACCGATGCGGCCAGAAGCGCCAGAAGGGCCCGTGGCACCGGCCGGGCCGGTGGGTCCGCCGGAAGGGCCGCTCGGACCAGTCGGTCCCGCAGCCCCAAGTGGTTCGCTGTAGTTGATCCCCATGATTTACACTCCCATCCAGGTCAAAATCTGTCCGGGAGTCCCGGAGATGGCATAGATCATTGAGGGATCATCCACGGGCAGTTCGAGGATGCCGCCAGGAACCAGGGGCATTCCGCCCGTAGCCGTGCTGTCCGCCGTGACGCTCCCCAGTCCGATGTAGATGACATCGGTGTTGGGCACCGGGTCCGCTGCGCCGGGTGATCGCAGCAGCAGGCCGCGCACCAGCGTCACGGAATTCGGCGACACCTGGACCGCATCCGTCCCTACCGTGGTATTGCCGTACTTCAAGTCGCCGGCTGGCGAAGTCTCTTTGACTTCGAGCATGGTTGCAGTCCTGCTGTTGCTGGCCCTGCAACGTTCGCAAGGTCAAAGGTTAGTCTTGATTGTTCTTGCCCTTGCCCCGTACGCGCGGGCGATGATCGTCGGCCAACGTCGGATCTTGACTGGCCGCCTTTTCGTCCACGGGGGCTTTGTTCGGGTCCGCTGATAAATCGGGCAAACCACGCGCTGCCGGGTCCGTCCCTGCAACACCAGGAATTGCGCCCCCTCCGGCATGTACCCCGGCAACTTTCTGCTGAGCCTGAAGCACGCGGATCGCGCGGGCGGCATGATCCTTGGCGGCCTGAAGATGCTCGTCCTCATCAAAGCCAAGGGCCATCGAGCCCACCTTTTCGCCACACAGGCCGTTGACGACCGCTTGAACGATCGTATTGACATCGCTCGTCGTATAAGGCGAGTTGTCAATCTCCTCGTCGATGGCTTCCAGATCGCCGACGCTGATCTTGCCTCCGAGCAGCGCCAGCACGACACACTTGGCCAGTTCGCGTTTGATCTTCCGACCCGGCACGGCCGTCATCAGCTTGACCAGGTTCTGCGCCTCGGTCACACGGTCGGCGTCACTCTTGAGGCTGTAGACATCAGGATATTTGATCGTGGCGACCTGGCGATTGAGCGGATTCCGCTCCTCATAGGCGGCCCAGTGCTCCGCGATCTGTCGCTCGGCGTTCTCCAGGATCAGGCCAATGTAAGACAGCCCAGCCTCAAGGCCCTGGTTGTCCACGATCTTCGACTCAGCCGACTGTCGGCTGGCGAGACTGGCCACGGCCAGGTTGACCAGCTTGCGGATGTCGTCCGCCAGCCTGTCCTGCAACTCCATCGACGCGCGAAGCGGCTCGGACGGCGGTGCAATGAAACTGGGGGCATTCAGGCCCTTGTCGTAAGACCGGCCGTGGGTTGGGCCGACCTCAATGTCAACGTCGCCGCTGGGTTGACCACCCGTAGTCGCCGTGCCATCCGTCGCGGCCGGCTTCAAGTGGGCACCACTGGAACGAAGGTCGCGCTGCTCGACGTAGAAGGGGAAGTTCGCCTTCAAGGCGTAGTTCACGTCGGAACTGCCGAGGTTCAGCAGCGCGATCTGATGGTTGACGACATCCTTAATCATGCTGTCGCCGATGTCGAGCAGGATGAAGGGAACTCGCCGCAGTTCCAACTCGATCACGCCGCCCGGGTTGCCGTCGCGGTCCACCGGGTTGCCGTCGGTGTCGAGGAACTGCAAGTTGACGAAGCCCGTCTCGCGGTTGATCCACAACATGCGGAAGCGCTCGACCGTGGTGGTCGGCAAGTAGGTCCGCTGGTCGAAGTTCAAGACCACGTCCCGCAGCAAGATCGCCTGAAACTCAGTGGGCTCCTCGGGCTTCGAGCACGTCCAGCTCAGGATGTCCTCGATAGGATAGAAGTAGACGTAGGGCCGCTGCTCGCGCGACTGCGCCTGGGCCAGGGTCACTTCCCCGGTCAAGGCCGGCGCATCGACGAAGATGCCGACACGTCCCATGATGAGCAGATCGGTCAGAACCTTGACGCCGAGAAAGGCGTTCATGTTCAGGCCGCGCTTGTCCACACCCAAGTTCAACCCGGCGACAGCTTCCTGATAGGATGTCGTACCGCCGCGGCGCGTGATGTCCCGCATCCGCTGGAAGATGGCATTGCGAACGTCGTTGATCGCCAGCCGGGCGAAGGCCGGGATCGGCGTCATATTGAGGCGATCCTGGAATTCTGCGTCATCCTCGCGGCGAGACATCTTTTGGAGGTAGAGCTTGCGAAAGTCGCGTTTGTTACTGACACTTGCGTGCCGGGCGAGTCATTTCTGCTCGCCTCTGCATGTCGCCATGCAGACCAGACTATCTCTTCATCCCCGTGGGAGCCTCGCGTGTAGTCGTTGAGGAGCCCCTTGCGGGTTTCCTGCTGATTGTCCGCACCACACAGATTGTCACGCCGAAGCGTACCGGTGGATTCACGGGGTTTCCAGCATATAGCGAGGTTTCTGCGTCACACGTTGCCGTGCGAGTGAGCAATCTTTACTCACCACCGTTGTAAGTAATCCGCCATTTCCTCCAGTCCAAGAGCGAGCTGAGGTAGGAAGGATGCCTGACCTCAACGATGTTTGTAATATACTCAACAACCACGGTCAGTCTCCTGGATTCTGTTTGTCCGTTGCGGAAAAGGACCGCAAGTAAATCGCTGCCTTTACAAGGTGCGCCGGCAGGCTGAAATAACCGATGCCGATGTTGCATCGCTCACATAGCAGCCCGCGCACCCGGCCGGTGTCATGGTCATGGTCTACGTGAAACCGACCCTTCGAGCCGGGGTCAGTCCTGCCGCAAATGAGGCACCTACCGCCCTGTTGCTCAAGCATTGCCTCGTAGTCACCAGGCTCCATGCCGTAGGATTTCCGAAAATGGTAGACCTGCCGACGCTCCCTGTTGCAGACCTTACAGCCTGGAGACAGGCTATCCCACGAGCCGAAGTCATGGTTAAACTCGTCGGCTGCCTTTGGTTTCCCGCAGTAGGCACAAGTCTTCGTCGCAGGTCGATCGTAACCGTTGGCTCGCCAACCGGCTTTGCGTGCCTGTTGTTTCTTCAGGAGGCACGTCTTACATTGGCCCACGCGGCCGTCCTTGCAGTTCTTATTCTCAAAGAACTCCGTAAGCGGCTTCTCCAGGCCGCACGGCCCGGTGCATCTCTTTGTTGCGATCGTCGCTTCCATAGAGATTCACCAGGCAGAGGGAACTAGAAGTCGGAGCAGTCGTGAAGGAAGCGGACAACGCGGTCGTAGGCGTAGCCGGTGTAGGTCGAGAGGCGATGGTCCACTTCCTGGAAAGCGTTGTTCGGATACGTGTCTGCCGGCAGAGACGCGGGCGGAGTCTGCGCGGCCAAAGCCGCGCCGAGGGCCACTTCCTTATCCGCCAAAGCGGACAGAACGAGATACGCAATGTCGCCGCCGTCGTCCTGGCAATTCCCATCCAAGCCCGTCGCGGCCAAAACCTTCTGGAAGCAATTCATTCGTCAGTCTCCGGTTCCGAGGGAACCCTTAGAGGAACTTCTTGATGTCCTGCCCGGTCGTCATCGACGCCGCAAATGGCAGTGCAATCTCCGCGTAGTTCAGGCTGTGAGCAAAGTGGTCGGGGCCGGTCTCAACAAAGGTGGCCACCGGGTTGCCTGTTTCATCCTTCACGTAAGTCCGCACAAGCGACTTGAGGTGCTCGCGGTACTCAAGCGTTATGTCGCGCGGCAGCATGATGCGCGGCGGCTTCGTCTTGAACCGGCCCAATGTCGCCGTAATCCAGTTCGTGCGATCACAGGTGGCTATGGGTGCCCCTGTCTCTTCCTCAGACACAGCTACTTCCTTGGCCGTCTGGCCCCGGCGATAGCGGCACAGCCAGACGTAGCCGTGGAATCTGCGTGCGAAGCGGCGGGCCTCATTGATCTGCGGGTCGGCGTCGATCACGCAAGCCAAGACCTGCCACTCTCGCATCAGATCATTGAGGAAGGCCCAATCGTCTTCGAGGAACTTGCCAAACCAGAGCAGCTTCGACACGGCGGCGACGTTAATATCACTGCTCCACACATCCGTGAACCATTCGCACACCGAGACATAATTCCATTTGCCCTGATCCACTCCCATCGTGATGCAGCGGCGACCTCCCGTAGCCGGCCGCGGGTCGTCGAGCGTGTGATTCTTAATAGTTGCCTCGATCATGTCGTCGGTGACCTGAGCACCGGTGCCGATGAAGGGCAGGCCGAGCTTCGAGTTGTGGAACTCCTTATTGGCGGCCTCGTCGCCCTGGCCACGGTGATAGGCAATCACCAGCTCGCCCGGCGACACCGTGCTGCTGTACAACTGGTTGACGTAGAAGCCCCGCGACTCCTGCGGATCGACGTTCGTAGCGGTCGCCACCCACTCCGCGGCGGCCAGCCATTGCGGTTTGGCCTTGTGTTCAAGCGCGTGCTGGCATTCCTTGCACTTGAGAAACGATTCCTTGCATCGCGGGTCTTGAACCGACTCGCCGATGATCTCTATGCAGTCGGGCCAGGTCAGCTCCGTCAATCGTGAACAATGCGGGCACCTGAAGAAGAAGTGTTCCTGGGTGCTCGACAAGAAGAGTTTGTGGATGCCGTACTTCGGAACGGTCGGCGTCGAGATCGCTATGACGTGCTTCTGGACCTGACCGGACAGGCGCTCCAAGGCCAGCCAGACGGCCTTCTGCTCCATTTCGTCCAACTCATCCAGCACCAGTTCGGACACCGGGATGGACTTCAAGTTGGAGTCGCCGCGCGAACCGCGGATGTAGAGCGAATTGATGCCGGTGGATTTCAGGCCGACCGTGTTGGTGTCCGTGAAGAGATTCTTGAGGTAAGGGCTGAGATTCAGCGCCCCGGAGAACCGGGCCTTGGAAAAGTCGCTCGCGTTCAAGGTCGTCGGCAGGACGTAGAGCACGTCGCGCTTCAACTGGTCGAGCGTGAAGAAGGCACGATTGATTCCGGTTTCCGTCACCCCCAACTGGGCAGCCTTCATCGCCACCGTGAAAGCAGATTGAGAATCGTGGATCGCACGGCACCAGGGGTGATGATAGAAGCCGTAGGGTCCCTCGAAAGGCGACCCCATCACCCGTCGATGTTCAGCCCAGCGAGAACAGGTTTTTACCGTTCTGCTCCGCACCCCCTCCATGAACGTCAGCTTCAGGTCGTCGAGAAGGCTGTTCATGGTGTGCTACTGAATGTAAGAGAGGTTGCATTACAGGCTCGCGGTAGCTCGTGGCTTTAGTGGTGGGCGTTCATCCTGGCAACCTCGTGTTTTCCGTTGGCTTTGGGCTCTTGCGTGAGAGAGCCCAAAGCCAACGGCCCTTCGTCGTCAAAGGGCCAGAGGTTCATAATAGGGGGTCGGTCATCTAGGCCGACCCAACCACCCTTCAACGTGGGCGGGGAGTCGTTCTTGCTATGCCGTTTCAGTCGGGGCGTCGGTGGGTGCCGGGGCGTCGGCGGGTGCGGGAACCGGAGACTCCTCGGCCGTGGGCTCCATGCTCGGACCCTGTTGGGCCGTGGCCGGAGCGTCGGCGGGAGCCGGGGCCTCGGGCTCGGCGGGAGCCAGCCAGGCGTCGGGGCCGGGGCAGGTAGCCGGAACGTCGGCAGCAATCGGTAGCGGTTCGGCGGCCGTGGCACCGGTCACGCCATCGGCCAGGGCATCCACCACGGCCTCGATCGCGGGCACTCTCAGTGCCTTCAACAGAAACGGGCCACACCCGGGAGCCGGAAGCTGATCGTTGCGGAGATAGATCGAGTAGACCTCGACCTGATCCTCGCTCACGCCATCCGGCAGTTGGTAATCGTAGGTCCGGTGCGTGTTGTCCAGCTTCACGTTGAACTGCCCGGCCGGCGTGAAGATGAGGAGCATTATGGCGGGATAAGCATCGTTACGTGGTACTCGAATCAGCATGTCGTTTCTCGCAGTTCTGAAGGACTTGATTGAGCCTTTCCGACAGCCGACGAAGCTGAGCGGTCTGATCTCCAGCCACACCAGTCAAGGTGTAGCCGTACATCATTTCAATGACACTGTGGCAACTGAACATCGCCTGTTGCCAGAGTTGGGCACCGTGGTCAGCCCCTCCCACTCGCGGTATCGGTATGACCTTAATGGGCTCGGGCTCATCGGGGCAGTTGCGGCACCGTTTTCGTTTGCGTTGTGCCATGAGCGTCGTCCTTCAACCAAGTCATGCACCTGACCACTTCATGCACGTCCTGGGTCCGCACCGTAGGCTTGCCGCAGACATAGACAAAGAACGTCGGTACGCTGGTCACGGCGTACTGCCTGGCCAACTCTGGCTGCTCGTCGATATTGACGTGGACCACTTGGACGCCCTTGGTCTCCAACCAGGCCAGGGTGGGCTGAGCCTGTTGACAGGGGCCACACCAGGGAGCACAGAAGGCAATTACCTTGGGAGGCTCGCAGCGGCGCGGATCGTGGTGCGGAACCGGCGCGAACGGCGTGTGCGGTGCGGGCGGTTCGCAGCCAAGAATCAGGACCAGGGCCAAAACCGAACTCAGCAGGGCGAAGGTCAAACCAAACATCGCGGTAAGACGCATCAGAATCCTCCTCGTAGATCAGCGGTTCAGCAGATGGCTCGCATCTTTGCCGGTGGGAGCCATCTGCTGAACCGCCCCTTCGCCGTAAGCGAAGGGACGGTCCGAGATTCACGAAGGTGTTACCGGCCCAAGGGGACGGTCGGATACGGCGCACCCGGAACGGGAGCCGCCGGAGGGGCCACGGCCGGAGGAGCCGCAGGGGCGGGCGCGGCAGCCGGAGCCGATGCTTCGACGACGGCAATCTTGGCCTTAATCAGGGCCAGACCCTCGGGTGACGACAGATGGGCGTCCAGCATACTGTTCCAGGTGCCGCCCAGTTCCTTTTCGATGGCGTCGTTGCCGGCGGCGACCAGGCGTGAGAACTCGTGGATATGGTCCACCATATCCTGCCAGTCGCCGATCACGAAGTCTTCCAGCATCGCCGGAAGCTGCTTCAGGCCGGCATCACGCAGCTTCGTGGCCAGAAACTGAGCGGCCCGCTTCTTGCTGTCGAGCTTCTTGTTCGCGCTGAGCGCCCACTTGGCCACGTCGCGGCCGACGAGAACCGCAACGGCCAACGCCAAAATCCAGATCACAAAAGTCGGGGTCATGGTATCTCTCCCAGAGGTCCGCCGCTCTTCGCGGCTTTGAGTGCAAAACTGATTGAACGAGACGAGCAGAATGGATGGGTCGGTCGCCTAGCGGTGCTCGTCCTTCCAGCGTGCCTTGGTCGTACTCACAACGCCGATGGCACCACCGGCCAAGAACCCAACGAGACAGAGCACCCCCAGAATCCAATCCGGCGGCTCCGCAAGATCCTTGATAGCCGGCGCGTCGTCATTGTTGATCGGGCCGGGTTTCGGATCGGGGATAAGAGGCTGAACGGGCGTGACCGGCGTAGCGGGAGTCGTATCGGGGCCGCAGCGCCGCCGTAGCAGGCAACCAGTCTTCGGCCCCGACTTCACGTCCGTGGCGATTTGATTGCTGAGTGCCTGGCCGGTCATGGAGAGGTCAGTGCCGCAGACCTGCGAATAGATGACACCGCCCGGGTTCTGCAATCGAACCATCGGCAGCGTCGGCGTATTGGCGGCGTAGCGCTCCTTGTAGATGGCCGAGTCGGCAAGGACGATGTTGTAGTGGACGCTGTTTCGCAGCTTCAGAAGCTCGCCCGAGTCGAACCAGGTCAGGACTTCACGGTATCGGGCGTCCTGCGGGTCTCCCACGACCGACACGTACCATTTGCCCTGGTCTTGGGGCAGAGTAATGACACGCTCTTGGGCGATCGTGCCATCCGCGGTGTTGGCGACACACGGGGTCGCCGCAAAAGCCGTAAGCAAGGTGGCCAACAGGCATAGAATCAGCAGGAAACGATTCATCGTTCACCCTTTCTTCGAGTGTTTCTTGTTCAGGACGGAGGAAGCGGAGCGGCCGGTGCGTACAGCGGTGTCACAGCCCAACTGTCGCTCGCCAACCATTCGGCGATGAAACGCTCACGCGGAACCCAGATGTAGTGATCCGTCGCATTGTCGTCCAACAGACCGGCCCACTGGGCGTCAAGGTGGACCAATGCGATCATGTGCTGCCCGCCTTGGATCGCCACGCCACAGCCCCGTCGCGTGCGACAGGCCCATTCCAGAAAACTCACATCCCTCTGTTCGGACGTGTAGGCGTAGCGGATGTGCTCCCTGTCCAGCTTCGCGGCCAGGTCCTCTGGCCCTGAAGCATTCCCGTAGGTTCGCCTCCAATGGTCGGCCATTTCATAGCGGCCTTGCCAACGCAAGAGCGTGACCATCGTCGCGTGTACACAGGAACCCTCGTCCTTGTCCCCGTACCAGTTCCCTTGGCGGATGGCGGCCGGCGGGTTAACCACAGGGCGCTCCTTGTTAGCCCTGTAAGTGGCGGGACGCTGTCCAGCACACCCGAGGCAGAAGATCAGCATGGCTGAGGCGAAGATCGCTCGTTTCAAACCAGATTGAGACATGCGAATTCTCCGTAATGTTTCAATGCGGCCTCGTTGTAAGCGCTCGCCGCTTCACGCGGATCATCAAAATAGCCCAAGTGTAGACGCCGGCCTGCGACCCCAATTTGAGCGCACCACTTGTTCACTTGTGCGTGCGGATAAACACCCTTAAACCCCGAGGTGTTGTTCTTTGGCCGCTTGGAGTTCACATTGTTCTGGCTCCGCGTTGCAAGCCGACGATTGTTCCTCTGATTGTTCAGGCCGTTGCCGTCAACATGGTCAACATCCCTGTTTTGTGCGTTCATTCCAATGCGATCGGCAACAAGACGGTGCATGTAAATGCGGCGTCTTTTCCCGCCCACGCATCCAAGCCGGTTCGCGTAGCCCGTTGACTTCCTGGTGTGGAATTGCCACTTCCACTGCATCAGGTACTCGTAGTCGCAATCATCAACAAGTGCCGCTCTCCCTTGTGGCAGCGGAATTGTCCTCATTTAAGCCTCTGGGGCGGCTGCAAAACCCCGTGCGCGCGACAATGTCTGACTAAGTGATTGGGGGACCACCGGCCAACATTAGCGGTCGGCATGATGCCAATGAAGGCGTGGGCGGCTGCACACCACTCACTACAGTAGATCCTGTGAAGGTCTTGCTTGCGGAGTAGTGACTCAACGCATGACAGGCCAATGCCGGCCGACCGGAAAGCCTCCATCATCCCGTAGGGGACGTGGATTGTCCCCATCAAGAATTGCGTGAGTCTCTGCCGCTCGAATTCATAGAGCGAGCGGTAAAGGGGGTAATGCCAAACTTTTCCTCGATACCTTTGCAGGACGGCGTCAAGCTGATGCGCTTGCGTTCCGTTGAACCGCACTCCCGTAATCTCGCAGGGAAGATCGTCGAGAGTTGTTGACTCGAACAGCAAAAGGCGACCATCCTTCGCCTCCCCCATGATTCCTACATGGCAAATGCCCCATCTCGGTATCCCGTAGGTGCCGAGGTTGATGATGTCGCCGGTGAAGCCCTCGCCGCTGAAGCCTATGAGGTCTCCGGGCTTAATGACCGCTGGATCGAAGAACTGCTGAGCGGGAAACTGGGGGGCCATCTTCATCTCTCCGGGCGGCCACGGTTGTATTGGCGTTCAGGTACTTCTGGTTGCCGACATGGAACTTCGCCTGATCGGCAGCCCAGCAGTCTTCGCAGCGGGTCTCGTTCGAGAACGTCACAGGTGTTCCGCAGGCACACCAGACTGGGAAGTTCATGCAGGTAGCTTCCAGGTGAGCGGGGATGCTTGAGTACCCGACGCCTTCCTGCTGCCACGAACCCTAAGCGTCGAAAGTGGCAGTGTCGTCGTGGGCCAACTGCGGGAAGGACGTGCTCTTGGCAGCGCCGGGAGTCAGCGTCGCCATGACTCTCTTGAGAATGCGATCCGCGACGGGCTCGTGATTCGGAATGACTTCCAACTCGTCCATCACGATCTGCACGAGCAACTGGGCGAACGCAATTACCGACGTTCGGCTGAGCAGCGACTCCAGGCTCTGTTCGATCGCGTGCGACGACTTGATGAGGCGTTCGATGGTCAGCAGCAACGTGTTGATCGACGGGGCGCGGCTGATGTAGTCGTTCTCGGTCTTAATCATGTTCCAGTGCCGCTCGACCATCATGCGGGCCAGGCCGATCTCGTCACGGAGCGACTTGATGTCCTCGCTCTCGGCGAACCTGGCCAGTGTGGCCCGATCCTGGACCTGCGCCAGCCAGTAGCCCCGCAAGTGGATCGCCTCGGACTGATCGTGCCCGTTATGGGCCTCGCAGAACTCCGATCCCGTGGCCGCCTGATTCCAGCACTGTTCGTGTCCACACGACCCTTTGCAGCGAGTTGGATCGGCAGGGTCGGTGACGCGGTGCATGTCGAAATCCCTCTCCTGGCGGTGCTGCTGTCATCGACTGACCGACGTGAAGGCTCGCGGGACCCGTGGCAAGGATCGCACCGCTCATACACATACAGGAGATGTCAAAAACGCTGTTTTTTTTCAGAGATTACACAAAAGTTCCAACAAAGTGGCCGCAATCGACGCGGCAGACAAACTTCATGGCCTTCCTAACCAGATCGCAGCGGTTTGCAACTCTTAGTACAGGCAGACGCCTTCCAGTCACCGACACGAACGAGGAAACCATGAGCGACCAGACGCAGCCCGGCGAGCAGGCGGGGCCCATGCAGCGCCAGTACGTGATTTTCTATCGACGCGGTGAACAAAGCCGTTGGGGGCAACTGGAGCCGGGAGTCCACCAGAAGCTCTACGAGCGGTCGGAACTAGCCTTCGGCATTGCCTTCATGCAGGCCAATCCCTTCGTCGAGGCTCTGTGCATCCGCCTCGGCGACGACCTGTTCAACATCATGGCCCTGGTCGAAGGCAACACCAATTCCAAGGCATTCACCTTTGATGCGGCAACGACCAGTTGCCTCGTGCTGCCGGAGGGCGAGTAACATGGCGCTGATTCGCCGACCGCAAAAGCCGCGGCCTCCCCGCCGACCGCCGGCCGGGCCAAGACCGGCCCTGCCAATGATCCAGCTTCCGATCTTTCGGGTGAAATCCTGCGACCTGGAAGACTACCTGTTCAAGGTGTACCGCATTAGCGGCTTTGACTTCCTGCTGGCCACGGGAATGAAAGCGGGCGAATGCCCCGAGTATGCCGTTCAGGCCACGCTACCACAGGGCCCCGACAGCGGGCGGCGGGCGGAAGAGATTCGTTCGGGCCGGCGAACAAAGAATGTGCCCCTGATCCTCAACGTCCTCTGCTTCGACGGCTACATCCCGGCCGGAAGGTATCTGGTCAGCACGCGCCCGGAGCCCAAGCCGATCGACGTTTACACGGCGTTGATGAAGAGCCGGCTCGACGTGCTGGACCCGGACTGCGTGGCCTTCAAAGAGGCCCACCGCTCCGACAGGACCTTCATGGCACAGGCGGTCGTGGTGGACAAGATGGTCGAGGATGCTGTCAAGCAAGAACGGGAGTTGCTCGGGAAATGAAGTCGCCTTGGCTCCGAACTGGCTGAAAGCCTGGGACAGAGCCGACTAGGACTTCTTCTTCGGCTTGGAGGCAGTCTTCATCTGGGCCGCAACAGAACGAGCTTCCGCCAGCAAGGCGGTCATGGCCTCGCCCCAAGTCTGAGCCTCGACCAAGTTCAGCGGGTCCGCGAAGGTCACGCCACTAAAACTGATCCTGATTTGCGAGCCCCGAGTCCCCTTGGGCACGGAAATCGCTGCCCGAATCTCCAGCGTCTTCGTACCGGAGAGCGGATTGACGGTTAGCTGAACGCCCCAGTCAAACTCCTCGCGCTGGATCATGCCTTCCTCCCTGGTCAAGCCTGACAAGACACGCTGCATCTTAGTCTTAGCTCTTGGCATTGGTCAACCTCACTTTGTCAAGGGTCAGGTATCACCATGATCCTCCGGCCGTTGCAGATGAACATCGCAAATTCATACTCGTCCCCGCCGTCTGCACGCCCGAGCGTGTTGTCTTCATGCACGAACACGGTTGTCCCCTGCGGGAGCGAGTCCCGGACTTGTTCCTTCCGCTTGCGCTTGAAAATGAGCTTGCTGTGGTCATCCTGCCAAAAGGCCCTGTAGGTCATAGTCCGCGAGCCTCCCTCTCTTCCCTGATGCGAACATCGCGCCGGGCATCTCGCTCGGCCTTAGCCTTCTGATACTCGATCCACGCCTGCTGGGTTGGATTGAACAAGAGACGAAACAAGACCCACACCAGGAAGGTCGGCACCAGGGCACGGCCCAATCCGATTCCCGCCGACTCCCCGCAATTCCACCAGGCGGCCAGGACGAAGGTTGCCGCCGTGCAAACCGTCCACACGACTTTCACTCGTCGATAGCGTCTCCGCTCGGCCGTCGTCATCTGGTTGATGATGGCACTGCGTAGTTCACCCTCGCTGGCGGACACGCTGACTCCACGAGACCTTGCCAGGTCGAAGTGCTCCCACAACATTATGTCGGTCTCCGCACGCAGCGATAGCAAGGGATCTTCATCGGCGACCCCGTTGCAGGTAGACCGGATCGAACAAGCGTTTGAGGATGGTACATGCGTAGACCGAGGCGTCCCGATTTGGCCGGTAGACTACCCAATCCGGCGGAGCGGCTGCTGGACACCACAGGTACGCCGGCGGATCAGCCGCCGACCAGGCCATACCCTGTTCAGCCGCCGCAGCCTTCAGATGCCGTGTAGTAAAGTCTACAATCTCCTGGCTGTCCAGCAACCCCACCCAGACATGAATCTCCGGGAGATTGCCCAGGGCGACCGAGAGGGCGCTTTCATACGCG